CCCCGGCTGAGCCGGTGGTAGCGCCTCTCGGCCCCAAGGCCAGCCCACTGGCACGGGACGCGGAGAGGCGGTCCCAGCGTCCCGTGCGCGGCGGGATGCTGGGACCACCGAACCTTGATACCCCGACGGCTGCACATGTGAACCAGGCGAGGCTGTGAACTGCGGAAAGTCTCCTGCTCTCACCGGCGGGTAAGAACGATCAAGGGGACCTGATGGCCGATAGATACGCCGACCTCAACGTCGAGATGCGGCAAGGACTCAAGCCCTGGGCTGACGTGCTGGGCGACGACATGATCGTGGTGTTCTACGACCACGACGGTCTCGACACCCCAGATATCTGGGCGGATGGACCACATCTCGCCATTCAGATCGCAGACTTCCTCATGGTCCAGAACAACGGCAGGCCACTCGCCTGGCCCGTCGACTATGAGGGCTGGGATAACCCGCGCCAGATCGGATGGCAGGGCGTACTCGAACGACTGCAAGCCCAAGCCCAAGGCTGAGCCCATGCGCCTGGTGTTCCTCTGTGGCCCACCATGCAGTGGCAAGACCACACTCGCCCACACCCTGGCCACCGAGCACGACGTGGTCCTCGACTACGACGACATCGCCCGCGGCCTCGGCTCACCCACACCGTGGTCACACCCCGAACCCTGGCGCACAGCAGCCGAACACGACATGCAAGCAGCCATCACCCAGGCAGCAGCACACCCTGCCGATGGCACAGCCTGGGTCATCCGCACAGCACCACGAGCACGACAGCGTGCAGGCCTCGCACACCAATGGAACGCACAGGTCTACCTCCTCAACCCAGGCAGAGCCGAGTGCACACGCCGAGCCCAAGCAGACAGCAGACCATCAGGCACAGCACGCTCCATCAGTGACTGGTACTACCGACACAGCCCATGGCACGATGACCAAGACCCAGGCGACCTACACGAAGCATGGGCATACCCGCAGGTCAGAGGCATGGTGGAGATCGACCCACGGGATGTGTGACCACCCTGGTTGCGATCAGGGTGGGAGTCGTTGGTTGCTGACCAACCAGATCGACATGATCACCAACGGGGCAGAAGGCGATCACCGAAGATCTTTTAAAGATCAGCTACGGTGACCCCACTCCACGTCTCCCTGCAAATCCCCCCGATCACGTCGCCGGAGGTTCGTCATGCGTGACGCGAAGGCTGCTGAGCGGGCTCGGCGGTACCGTCGTCACAGGCAGGGTGACCATTCCCTCTGTCTGGTTGGGAACTGTACCGCCGTCACGGCCGTGACCGTGACGGAAAACGTGACGCTGAACCTTCCCGTGACGCGCACAGAGCCCGTGGACGCTGTTCCTGGCTTGGGGGAGCGCGGACAGCGGCTGTGGGACGACGTGACGGCCTACTGGAAGCCTCCGGCGATGCACCGGGAGATGCTGCTCGAGGCGTGCCGCATGGCGGACCGGCTGGAGAAGCTGGACCGGCAGTTGAAGGGCGAGGACTGGCTGCGGTTCTGGACCCGTGACGACGACGGCTCCGAGGTGACGGTGTACGTCGACAAGGTTCTATCGGAGGCGCGGGAGCTCGCCGGCCAGTTTCGGATGGTCATCGCGGACTTGGCGAAGGCCATGCCTGCGGCGAAGCCGGAGAAGAAGGGTGGTGGGGTGCTTGCTGACCTCGCCGCCAAGCGTGCTGCTCGGAGCGCCCAGACCTCGGGTTGAGGTTCGACCAGCGGACGCCGTCGATAGTGACGGTGAGTTGGTGGCGGATCTGATGACGGCAGCGGGGAAGTCGCCGGAAGGGTGGCAGCGGGACGGTTTCGACCTGATGTTGTCGACTCGTGCGGATGGCCGGTGGTCGTGCTACGAGTACGCGGAGTGGGTTGCGCGGCAGATGGGGAAGGGTGTCCTAGGGGAGGGGCGCGTCGCGTACGGGCTCCTGCTGCTGGATGAGGAGATCACGTGGTCCGCGCACCTGTACGGGACCGCGCTGATCGCGTATCGGCGGATTCGGGAGATCTTCCGCGCGCTCGGTATCGTGCACAAGACGTCACGCGAAGAGGTCATCGAGATCGACGACGTGCCGGTGAAGGTCTGGAACTCCAACGATCAGCGCGGGTTCGAACGTCTGGACACGGGGCGGCGGATCACGTTCTTCGCGAGATCAAAGGGTGGTCTTCGGGGTGCGTCGCCTGACGTGAACGTGATCGATGAGGCGTTCGCTTACACGTTCGAGCAGCAGGACGCGATCATGCCGACTCTGATCGCGAAACCGAATGCGCAGACCATCTACCTGTCGTCGCCTCCACTGACCGGCGACACCGGTGAGGTTATGTACGCGCTGAAGAAGCGCGCGGAGCAGGGCGATAGCCGTCGGCTCGGATACCGCGACTGGGGTCTCGCCGGACAACTGGATGACATCGAGCGGATCGACATCGACGACCGGACGCTGTGGCAGGCCACCTGCCCAGGGTTGGGGCGCGGGCGGGTCACTGAGGAAACCATCGAGTCGATGCGGGACTCGATGAGCCGCAACGGGTTCGGTCGCGAGGTGCTGGGGCTGTGGCCGCGGCAACTCGTTGACGGCCGCGCGATCGACATGGACGCGTGGGGCGCCATGCACGATCCCGAGTCACGGCGTGCCGGGGACGTCGCGATCGGAGTGGATATCTCCCCGAAGCGGGACTACGCGGCGATCTCCCTGTACGGGCTGCGAGCCGACGGGCTCGGTCATGGACAACTGGTCATGTACGCGCCCGGTACGGACTGGATCGTCTCGAAGATGATCGAATGGCGCGACGCCGTGAAGCCGGTGGGGTTTGCTATGGGGCGCGCCACCTACGCCTATCTTGAGGCCGATCTCGAGAAGGCCGATTTCCGGAAACCGACGGCCTCGGACGAACCCCAGTACAACGACCTGGTGGTACTCAACGCGACCGAGACCACTGCCGCGGTCGGGCAGTTGATGGACGCGATCAAGCAGAAGACGTTCCGTCACGCCGACCAGCGAGAGCTGAACGCTTCGGTGGCCGGCGCGAAGGTCAAGGAAACCGAGAATGCTCAGGTCCTGGCACGGAAGGACGCCGACGCGGACACGTCGCCGCTTGTGTCATTGACCGACGCACGCTGGCTGTTCGAGTCCCGCGCCCATCTGGTGCAGGACGCCAACTACGACGTCTTGGAGTCGGTGTTTTGAGGACGCTCATCGTCGACTCGCTCGAGCTGCTGGCGCTGGTGTTGTTCGCTCTCGCTGCGGCGTTCGTCTTGTGGCCGGTGCATCCGGCGCTGGGGTTCGCCGGCGCGGGTGTTGTGGTCGGTGCGGCGGCCGCGTGGTTGGGCCGTCCCGTCAAGTCCAAGAGCGATCAGTGAGGCGGTGAGGCATGTCGCTGTTCCGACGTCAGCAGCGATCCCTCGCCTGGCCAACCCCGGAGGAGATGGTTCAGCGCCGGCAGGCTTCCCGGCCTGGTATCACCGCGGTCACGAACGACACGGCGATGCGACACTCCGCGGTGTGGGCGTGCAAGCGGCTCCGCGCGAATCTGGTGTCGACCCTGCCGGTGGACGTGTACCGCAAGGTCAACGGTGTGCAGGTAGAGCTCCAGAAGCCCCCGGTGTTGGTGAACCCGGGCGGGGAGCGGGTCGACATCATGGAGTGGCTGTACTCGAGTCAGTCTGACCTGGACTCCACCGGGAACGTCATCGGCTTGATCACGGAACGCTCCGGTGCGCGGTTGCCGGCGCGGATCGATTTGCAGCCGATCGAAGAGTGCGCGGTCGTTCCGCACAAGAAGGATCCGGACCATCCGGATGGGTTTCAGTACCGGATCTCGGGGAAGCTGTACAAGCCCGCGGATGTGTGGCATGAGCGGCAGTACACGAAGTCTGGTATTCCGGTTGGCTTGTCGCCGATCGCGTACGCCGCGTGGTCGATCTCGGAGTACCTGTCGATTCAGGACTTCGCGCTGGACTGGTTCGGCAACGGCGGGGTCCCGCTCGCGCACTTGCGGAGCACCAGCAAGACGCTCTCTCCTGAGCAGGCGAGCGTCATCAAGGAGCGCTACAACGCTTCAGTCCGCGCCGGCGAGATCATGGTCACTGGTCAGGACTGGGAATACAACATGATCCAGGCCGAGCAGGCCGGGTCGGCGTGGCTTGAGGCGAAGCAGTACGGGATCAGCGATATCGCGAGGTTCTTCGACTGCCCCGGTGACCTGATCGACGCCGCGGTGCAGACGGGGAACATCACCTACGCGTCCATCACGCAACGGAACTTGCAGTTCCTCATCATGCACTTGGGGCCGACGGTGACCCGGCGGGAGAAGGCGTTGGGGAAGCTGTTGCCGGCGCCGCGGTACGTGAAGCTCAACACTGACGCGATTCTGCGGATGGACCCGCAGGGGCGTGCGGATGCGATCAAGACGCGTATCGAATCCCGCACTCTGACACCGGATGAGGGTCGCGAACTGGATGAGTTGCCGCCGTTGACTCCGGAGCAGGAAAGCCAGTTCGCGAAGTTCTGGCCGTCGAAACCGCCTGTTGCCACGTCGGCTCCTGTGAGTTTGAAGTGACTGAAGGAGATCATCTGATGGACATGCTGCAGCGGCGTGCCGAAGCGGCGCGTTCCCACCCGATCCCCAACGGCCAAGCCAGGTCCCAGCCGTTCTCCGCGGAGCTGCGCGCACAGAAGGTCATCCACAACGACCAGGAGCGCGTGAAGCTCGTCGGCTGCGCGTCGGTGGTCGAGAAGAAGTACCGCATGTGGGACATGTTCGGCGAGTACGACGAGGTCGTCGACCAGCGCGCGTTCAACGGCACCCTGGCCCGCAACCCCGACGTGGCGTACCTGACGAACCACCGCGGCCTCACAATGGCCCGCACCACCAACCAGACCCTTCTGCTGTCCGCGGACTCGAAAGGGTTGCAGACCGAGGCGTACGTCAACCCGAAACGGTCCGACGTCAACGACCTCGTCACCGCGATCGAGGACGGCGACGTCACCGAGATGAGTTTCGCGTTCCAGATCCTCGACGGCGAATGGTCGGAGGACTTCACCGAGTTCCGGATCCTCGAAGTCGAACTCGACCGCGGGGACGTGTCGGCGGTGAACTACGGCGCGAACCCGTACACGAACGTCGCCGCACGGCAGACCGAACTGATGCAAGACCTTCGCCGGCTTCCTGAGGGCGCGAAGCGTGAAGCGGTGCTGCGCATGACCCGCGAGCTCGACAAGCCGGAAGAGCCTCCCACGGTGGAGGAGCTCCGCGCCGAGGTCGCCCCGACCGTCGAGGAAGCCCGCGCTTCCGTCGGTGAGGTGTTCGGTGCCTCCATCGAAATGCTGAAGCGCGAGTTCGACGCTCTCTGAGTCTTTCGCCGAGCCGGCAGTCACACCGGTGGGCGTGAACGGGTAGATGAGCCGGCAGTCACACCGGTGATCACCGTGTTGTATCCCCGAAGCGATGAGCGGCAGTCACACCGTGATCCGCGGGGCCCCGA